ATGGGTGATGCTTATGGGACTTTAGGAGAAGCACCATCAAATACAACATTAACTGTAACTTACAGAGTTGGTGGGGGTGTTGGTTCAAATGTTTCTGCGAATTTATTAACAACTGTACTTAATAGTAGTCAAATTGGAAATGGATCAGCTTATAGTACATTGGCTGTAATTAATGAACAACCAGCGGCGGGTGGAACTTCTGGTGAAACGATTGAAGAGATAAGACATAGAGCTATGGGACACATATCAACACAAAACAGGTGTGTTAGTAAAGAGGATTATGAGGCAAGAACATTAAATATGCCTGCTAAATTTGGAAATATAGCTAAAGTTTATTGTTCTCGTGCTGGAGCTATTAGAACATCAGATAGAAAAAAGGTATCTGATTTGGTTGGTAGATTAAAAGAAATTATAAATAAAAATTATGATATGTTTAATCCAAATTTACCAGCAGGTGAAAAAATGGTTTTAATGAATGATATTAAAAATTTACTTGATGCTGATAAAAGTGGTGGTTTAAACCCTGAAGATTTTGATATATTATTTGAAGTGTTAGATATGTCATTTACAAATATTACAGATGACGATAGATTATATACTATTGATTTATATTTACTTTCTTATGATCAAAATAAAAATTTAATTGCTACACCAAATATAATTAAACAAAATCTTAAACAATATTTAACTCAATTTAGAATGTTAACAGATCAAGTATCATTTTATGATGGTTTTGTTGTAAACTTTGGTGTTGTTTTTGATGTTGTTGGTCAATCTTATGAAAGTAAAGATCAAATAAAAATTAAATGTATAGAAGCAATAAAGGAATATTTTAGAATAGATAAATTACAATTTAAACAAACCATTTATTCAAAAGAAGTTGAAAATTTATTAATGGATGTAGATGGTGTTAAGACAGTTAATTATGTTACATTAACTCAAGATTATGATTATCATTCACCAGCTGCAACAACTGGTACTGAAGATCCAGTTTTTAATCCACCATTATATAGTACAGTTATTCAATCTAATGGAACTAGTGTACAGACAGATAATAGTGGTTATGGTTATTATTATGATTTTAGTAAGTTTTACGGGGCAAGTTCTATTGCTGGAATGGGGATTGTATTACCAGCATATGAACCTGCTGTTTTTGAATTAAAAGATCCAAATAATAATGTTAGGGGAGTAGTT